GCATGCCAATGAATAAGCCTCATCAAAAGGCTGAGCCTGCATTTAAAATGGCAGCCCCTGTATTTGAAAAGAAAAACATTCTTGATGAGATACTTAATCGTTTAGATAAATTGCCCGATGATAATGAGGCAGTTAAATTTTGCCTTGATAGAAAAATCCCAAGAGAAAAGTTTGATGGATTATATTATATCGATGACATTAGAAAGATCGAGCAATTATCTGACAAGTATAAAGGTACATTAAAGACCGATGAACCAAGACTTGTTATTCCTTTTTATGATGCTGAAGGCGTATTAACCGGTGTTACTTGTAGGGCATTGCGAGGCGAATCATTACGCTATGTTACTATTAAGATATCGGAAGACAAACCATTTATATTTGGTCTAGATAAAGTTAATCGTAATAAAAAGATATATGTGGTTGAAGGCCCTATTGATAGTTTGTTTATTGATAATTGTATTGCGGTTGCAGGCACATCATTTGGTAAACTAGATACGTTGGGCATACCAAAAGATAAGTTGGTTGTTATATTTGACAATCAACCTAGAAACAAAGAAGTTTCAAAAATTATAGACAAAGCGGTAAATAGCAATTATAATGTTGTTATCTGGCCACAAACTCTACAAGAAAAAGATATTAATGATATGGTGCTAGCGGATAAAGACCCAGCAAAGATTATTTCTAAGAACATATATAATGGTCTAGAAGCAAAGATGAAATTTACTGCATGGAAAAGGTGTTAATATGAAGGTGAAAATGATTAGTTACAGCCGACCGGCACGTGAGCTAGTGTCCGACGGATTGTATGATGTACAGGACCTAGTAGCGTTTTGTGCGAGAGTTTCAAATCCCGCAAATCAATATAACACAGAAACATCTGAGAAGTTGATTAAGTATTTGATTAAGCATCAGCACTGGTCACCGCTTGAAATGGTTTCTGTTTGTGTTGAGATTGAAACAACAAGAGATATTGCAAGACAGATTCTTCGTCATAGAAGTTTTTCATTTCAAGAGTTTAGTCAACGATATGCGGATCCTACACAGGATTTAGATTTTGTTATTCGTGACGCACGCTTACAAGATACAAAGAATCGTCAAAATTCTGTTGATATAGATTTGCAAAATGATGAACAACGACAAATTGCTTATCAGTGGCAGAATCTACAACGAGATCTAATTAATAAGACTCGAGACGTGTATACTTGGGCTGTTTCTAAAGGCATTGCCAAAGAACAAGCAAGAGCAGTGCTGCCTGAGGGATTGACAGTAAGTAGACTCTATATGAATGGAACCTTAAGAAGTTACATCCACTATATAATGCTAAGAGCCGGCAATGGAACTCAGAAAGAACATGCTGAGATTGCTCTGGCTTGTGCTGAAGTGATTGCGGAAATATTCCCAATGACTAAGGATTTGATAAATGAAACCAAGTGATTTTTACAAACTTCCCAAATAAAAATGTGGTACATATCTCTATTACCTAGTATTGTCTTTCATGCTATATTGGCAGCAGGATTGCTGTTTATATTTGTTAGCATGGTACTTAAGGTAGTCCCATTCATAAGTACATACTACATTCCTATTCGAATTGTAGGCTTTGTGCTTTTTGTACTTGGTGTATACTTTGAAGGCGGCTTGGGGATTCAAGCGGCAATGATGGAACGAGTAAAAGAGATGGAAGCAAAAGTTGCCGCAGCTGAAGCTGAAAGCAAAAAAGAAAACATTAAGATACAAGAAAAAATAGTATATAAGCAACAGATAGTTCGTGAAAAAGGTGCAGAAGTTATAAAGTACATAGATAGAGAAATTGTCAAATATGATACTAAATTTGCCCCTGGTGGTATTTGTGAACTCCCTAAGGAATTTTTTATATCGCATAATGAAGCAGCTAAGGAGCGTAGATGAAATTCTACACCGGCCTTTTATTGCTTATATCATTAACGGGGTGTTCAACAACGGTTCCTGTTGTTGCAAAATTTCCAGAAGTTCCCAAATTATTACTGACAAAATGTCCTAATCTACAAGAACTTAATGCAGACGCAAAACTAAGTGATGTGGCAAAAACAATTACAGTAAATTATAGTTCATACTATGAATGTGCAGTTAAAATGGACGCTTGGATAGAATGGTATAGCGTACAAAAAATAATATACGAAGGAATAAAATGAAAAAATTATTAGTTTTATTAAGTATTACTTTCTTATCGGGATGTAGTACAATAGGGGATTTGCAGAAGTATTGGCCCAGACCACATGATCCAATTATGTTTGGATATTTGGTAAGTACCGATATTGAAATAAGTAAAGTTGATTGCGAAAAAAGCAATTGGTCAAATGTAATAACATACACAGAAAAATTAGCAAAATATACAGAATGGCGAAATGATCCGCAACAAGATAATATCAAGGGATTACATAGTCACGCAATAAAGATGAATAGCGGTGCAAGTAAAACCTTTTGTGAGTTAGGTAAAAAGACAGCATCACAAAGAGTAAACGCAACAAAAACAGCCTGGGAGAAAAGATAATGCATCCGTTAGAAGAAGAAATACAATCAATTATAACACAATGTCAAGCAGGTAATATAACTGAAGAAGAGAAAAATTATTTAATACAAGAAATTAGAGATGTACGTGTTGCGCAAGAATGTGCGGGAGACGAACAATCAATTAGATATGTCGTTCAAATCTGCAATGTTGCACTATCAGTAGTTTAAAAATATAAAAATTTGGAGTAAAGATGACGCAAGAAATTGTGCATGAGATTAAAGTCGATTATACTAGAGATAGTCTATTCGACGAGTTAGGTATTAAGAGATTAAAAGAAAGCTACATGAAAGAGGATGAAGTGTCTCCTCAGGAAAGGTTTGCCTATGTTTCCAAGACGTTCGGGACTAATGCAAAACATTCGCAAAGGTTGTATGAATATAGCAGTAGACATTGGTTGTCATATTCTACTCCTATTCTCAGCTTTGGGCGTAGTAAGCGTGGCCTTCCTATATCATGTTTTCTACCTTATCTACATGATAGTGCAGAAGGGTTGGTCGATTGTTTGGCCGAAGTAAACTGGTTGTCCATGATGGGCGGAGGAGTTGGAATTGGAATTGGAATTCGATCTTCAGATGATAAAAGCGTTGGGGTTATGCCTCATCTTCGTACTTATGACGCTAGTAGTTTGGCATACAGACAGGGGCGGACAAGGCGGGGGTCTTATGCTGCTTATCTTGATATATCTCATCCCGATATTCTTATCTTTTTAGAGATGAGAAAGCCAACGGGCGATCCCAATATGCGTTGTTTGAATTTGCATCACGGTATCAATATCACCGATGACTTTATGCACCTAATCGAGCGTGCCATGATTGATCCTGAGATGGATGATACTTGGGAATTGAAAGATCCACATAACGGCGAAGTCAAAGATAAAATATCAGCAAGAGAATTGTGGCAACGTATTTTAGATATGCGCATGCAAACGGGCGAGCCTTATTTACATTTTATTGACAGTAGCAATAGAGCTATGCCGGAGTTCCAAAAGAAGTTGGGACTGAGTATTAAACAATCTAATTTGTGCAGTGAAATTATTTTACCAACGGATAAAGATCGTACTGCGGTATGTTGCTTGTCCTCTTTGAACTTGGAGTATTATGATGATTGGAAAGATGACAGACTTTTTCTTCGGGACGTTGCGGAGATGCTCGATAACGTCTTGCAGTATTTCATTGATAATGCTCCTGACAGCATATCGCGCGCACGATTTAGCGCTAGCCGCGAACGGTCTATTGGTATTGGTGCTCTCGGTTGGCATGCTCTTTTACAAAAGAACAACCTCCCGTGGGAATCAGCATCGGCAACAGGATTGAACCATAAGATATTTGGACACATTCGTAAGGAACTAGATAATGCTAACATTCAGCTGGGTAAAGAACGAGGTGAAGCACCTGATGCGACAGGTACTGGACGCCGTTTCTCTCATATGCTTGCTATTGCTCCAAACGCTTCTTCTTCTATTATTATGGGTAATACTTCCCCTTCTATTGAGCCGCTTCGTGCGAACGCATATAGACAAGATACTTTATCAGGCTCAATGCTCAACAAAAACAAATGGTTGAATAGAGTTATTGAAAAACATCTTTCAGGCGAAGGTGACATAGTTAATCAAGATGATTACAATGAAATTTGGTCAAGCATTATTGCCAATGATGGTTCAGTTCAACACCTCGCCTGGATGGATGACTGGACAAAGGATGTATTTAAAACATCTATGGAAATTGACCAGCGTTGGGTAGTGCAACATTCTGCAGACAGACAGCAATATATAGATCAAGCACAATCTGTTAATCTATTCTTTAGACCAGATAGCAATATTAAATATATTCATGCGGTTCACTTTCAAGCATGGAAACAAGGCCTAAAGACATTGTACTATTGCCGCAGTGAAAAGATTGGTAAAGCAGATAAGATATCAAAGAAAATAGAGCGACAAGTCATGGAAGAGATTGACTTGAAAGCATTAGCAACCGAAGACATTTGTTTAGCTTGTGAAGGATAAAAATGAAAAAAGTAATAAGATTTACAGCATCATGGTGCCAACCATGTAAAGCAATGGCCAGTATACTTGAAGAAGTTAATACTACTATGAATATTCCTATTGAAGTTGTGGACATTGATGTGCATCAAGAAGTTGCAATTGAATTTGGAATTAGAAGTGTCCCTACACTTGTTAAGATAGATGAAAATGGCAATGTTGCTGGCAGACTAATAGGCGTTAGAGCAAAAAATTTAGTAGAAGAGTTCCTCAATGATTAAAAAAACAAAATCCAATTTAATGGATACTAGAGACTCATTCAAACCCTTCAATTACCCTTGGGCATATGATGCATGGTTGAAGCATGAGCAAAGTCATTGGTTACACACAGAAGTACCAATGGTAGAAGATGTTAAAGATTGGAAAAAGAAACTAAATGCAAACGAAAAACAATTCCTCACGCATATTTTCCGCTTTTTTACACAGGGAGATATCGACGTTGCTGGCGGTTACGTCAATAATTACCTTCCTTATTTTCCTCAGCCAGAAGTACGCATGATGCTATTGGGCTTTGCAGCACGCGAAGCTCTACATATTGCAGCATACTCACATTTGATTGAGACATTGGGATTGCCCGAGACAATGTATAATGAGTTCTTAGCTTATGAGGAAATGAAAGCCAAGCATGATTATGTCTTAGATATATCACAACAAAACTCCACAAAAGAAAACACCGCAAAGCATATTGCTATCTTCTCAGCATTTACAGAAGGTATGCAACTGTTTAGTTCTTTTATTATGTTGTTGAATTTCCCTCGTCATGGCAAAATGAAGGGCATGGGACAAATTGTTACTTGGTCTATTGTGGATGAGACTCAGCATTGTGAGGCTATGATTAAATTATTCAGAACATATATACAAGAGAATCCCGAGATTTGGAACGATGAACTCAAAGGTGAACTGTATACAATTGCTGAACAAATGGTTTTACTCGAAGAACGCTTTATTGATTTGGCATTTGCCATGGGTCCTATGGAAAATTTAGACTCAGCTGACGTTAAACAGTATATCCGTTATATTACTGATCGTCGCCTTATTAGTCTTGGTCTTAAGGGAATCATGAAGGTTAAAAAGAATCCGCTACCTTGGGTTGAAGAAATGATTAATGCACCTATTCACACTAACTTCTTTGAGAATAGAGCAACCGATTATGCTAAGGCAGCACATACAGGTAACT